ATTCCGAGCATGACGGCGAACCAAAGGGAACCGAGGAACGATTCAACGCTTGCGAGCATGGGAAACCTTTCGGTGCTTGTTGCGGGAGAACGTGTAGCCGTAGGTGCAGCCGGCGACGAACGTGATCGACATCAACGCCGCCAGCCACAGGGTGAGTTGCCAAGTCTGCATTTCAGATCCTCGTCTTGATCATGTATGTGATGCCGACAGCAGCCGCAGCCACCGATATGACCATCGCGTACCGGAGGCTGGTGACCAGGGGGCTCTCGTCATCGCTGACGTAGCCGATGTGCTCATGGACGGTCGCAGCCGCCTCCTCGACCGTGTCGATGTGCCGCTGGGCTTCCGACAGGTGCGACCGTGCCGACACCGCCGCCGCCCGCACGTCGTTGGCCGACGAGGCGATCTGCGCGGTGTGGGACGCGCAGCCGGTGAGCAGGAGGACGGCGGCGAGGCGCTTCAATCGAAGAATCTCCGGTACGGCACGGTCGGCAGCGGATCGACCAGGGGAAGCTCGGCAAGCTGCGCCTGGGACAATGGCTCGGCCACGCGGAGGTTCGCGTGGTAGCGGTTGTCCCCGGGGCGCAGGATCACGCCCTCCTCGTCAACGACCGCCGGGATCGGCCCGATTCGGTCGAGCGTGACACCCGTGACGGGCAGCACCATGACCTCGCCGTCCTCGTCGGTGCGTTCCTCGGCAAGCCCTGCGGCGATGAGCGCATCGTCGAGGTCGGATTCGGTGGTTGAGCGGAGTAGGTAGTCCATGTCAGGTGATGAGGGCTTGGAGTTGAGCGTCGGGAAGGCGAGTCGGCCAGAACTTCAGCGACGACACGTGCTGGAACACGTCGGCGTTTGGGTTAAAAACCAATTGTGTCGCATCCGTCGAAAGCCCGGTATCTGAGTTTACGACGATTGTCGAGGTCGTTCCGTTGTTGGTCGCCAAAGCACACGAGCCGCTTCTGACTCCAACTGCAGTTCGAATCCGCGTGTTAATCGCGGCAGAGAGCGTGCTGTTCAGATCGCTTACGGTGGTGTTTGCACGGATCGAGTTGGCGGTTGTGATGAAACTACGGGTTCGCGACGAACCGACTCCGCCGCTTCCGGTTCGTGAAACCCAAAGGAATTGGGTGTTAGCCGGCGGTCTAGTGATGTCTCCTGCGAAATACACAGAGAGCTCACTTTGACCGCTTGGCCAGAATGCAGAGAACGCTGCGCCGTCCAGGTAGAGCGATTCGCTTGCCCTGCTCCCCTGACTTGCCCCGCTCGGGATGTACGAGGATGCGCCGGAGCCTGTTTCCAGTTGGAATCCCCACATCTCAAACTCGCCAGTAGCAGTACCGCTTGCGCTCTGAATCAGCGGACCGCTTGCAGAAACGGCAACGTATGAATATGAATACCTAACCCAACTAGTAGAGATTGGAATGTTTGGACCAGTAGCGACAGCTGAATCGCCAAATCGGATGTTCAGATTTGTCGTATTGGAAGTAGCCCGTATCCACGCGCTCATCGTGTAGGTGGCTCCCACGGTATTCGTGTAGGCCATCTGCGTATTGTTCGTGTAGAGACCATTTCCAACCGCTGAAAAGGTGATGCGAGCGGCGGTAGTATCGTTTGCTGGGCTGGTTATCCCGGTGGTATACGACTTGGTGTAGCCACCGTATGCAAGCCAGTTTGTGTCTGCATACGCAGAGTGTTTAAGCAAATTAGTCGCGCTTGCCTCAATTAGCAAACCGCGCGGATTGCCGTTTGTGTCGTATTCGAATCGCGGATTCCCCGCGGTCGCCGTCGCGACGAGACCGCTTGCGTTGATGAACGTGCCGCTGGTCGAGCGCGAGAACGTCAGCCCCCTGCTCGTCAGGTCGGCGAGCGTGCTCATCTGCGTGAAGTCGAGCGAGAGCGTGGAGCCGTCGCCGAGCATGGCCCGGCGCATCATCGAACCCATCATGGGATCACCTCCGCAGTAACGCGCAGCGCGATCGTCGCGATGTGCAGGTTTTCCGATCCAGCCGTCGGGTCGGCATACAACACGACCTCGCCCCACGACGGGCCGGCGAGCGTGGCGGTCTGCGTCGCGGTAAAGCTGGTGGTCGCGGTGCCGCCGCCAGCGCTGACAACGGAGCCGGTGACCGTGGTGGAAACGCCCGCCAGCGTCAGCTTCGCCTTCGGCGTGTAGCCGGTCCAATTGAAGTTGTTCCCGCCCACCTCGTGGACGTGGAAACTGATGTTGAGCACTTCCCCTGGCACCACGGTGATGCTCGGGATCGGAGTTGCCAGCGTCAGGTTCATCAGATGCACCTATACGGGTTGGGACGATCAAAGAACGGGAATGCGTTTCCGGCGGTGTCCATCACGACATAGACAAGGACCTTGGCCGAGAGCTGCGCGGTTGTCCAGTTGCCGCCGCTGTACTGCGAACCGACAGGTCCGAACTGATCCGTCGGCGTCGCGTTCACGGCAACGCCATCGACGCGCGTCGCGGTGTTGTGGTACTCGCGGAGGTTGATGCAGTTCGTGTAGTCAAAGGTGAGATCGGTGCCGACGGTTACGCCGGAGCCGGTGAGCGGCGGCGGGAACCACAGACGAACGGTGTAGGTCCATCGATAGGCGGCGCCAGCGATCGCGCTTGCCTCGCGCACCTCGCACAGGCCCATCGTGACAATCTGCCCTGCCCCCATCTCGCGCCGCGCCCAACGGAGCGTGTCCTTGTTGTCGATGGCCGTCGCTGCGCCCTGCGTCCATGAGTTCACCACGGCACGGTTTGCGCCGGCGATGCCCTCGTTGAAGATGGGACGGTTCCAGCTCACGGGAATGTCGGCTTGGGAGACGTGATTTCGGCCATGTTGAGAGCACCGATCATGGTGGCGAACGTCGCCGTGCTCGAGTACTTCTGAAAGAATCCGATCTTGTCTGCCTGGAGCACCACGACACCGGCTACGGTCGCGCCGGACGTGCAGAGCGGCTGTCCGGTCGGCTTCGGAATCGGCACCTGCTCGAGGTGGTACCAGGCGTCGAACAGGAACTGGTGCTGGATGCGGTACCACTCGTAGGACGGGCTGATCGTGAATCCCTGGTACACGACTGTGCCAACGTCACAGCCGAGGAAGGTTGCGTCGTTCCGCTTTCCGATGTAGCTCGCGTAGCTGCTCGTCGGCGGCTCCGGGGTCGCTTCCCGAGTGCGGTCCCAAAGCAGCTCAAGCGTCATCGTCATCTGCGGCACCTCGTAGGTCGGCGGGTTGCCGTTTAGGTCCACCTTGGTGCCACCAATGTCAACGACGCTTCCGGGCCACGCGACCGTGCCATTGGCCGGGAACGTCGGGGAGATGCGCCACATCTGCGCCGCTCGCACGCCGCTCGAGCGCGTGATTTGGACATATTTGCCCTGGTCGCCCGTGTAGGCGTCGAAACTGCCGAACCTACAGGTCACCTCCCACACATACGCGGCCTCGCGCTGCATGGTGGCCTCGACGCTTCGGCACACAAACGTCTTCAGGAATGTGTCCGAGCCGTAGATTCCGGACGGGAGACGGTCGCGAATCTTCGGAAGACCGGACGCCCCGAGCATCTGCTGATCACCGGGATACGGGTCGCTCGAGTTTGCTGGCGTCCAACGCACCTGGTACGCCAGGTCCAGCGTGTGCTGCTCGCCGGGCATTGCCAGCCCGTAGTTCCGCGTCTCCGGTCTTTCGATGACGGTCCACGTGCCCATTAGAACGGCCTTCCCATCTTGCTCGCGATGTCACGTAGAATGGTGATGATGTCCGCGATGCCGGCGGCACCGGTGAGCGCCTGATCGCTCGCGAAGTTCTTCAGCCCGCCCGCCGTGGCGGTGGCCTGCCCGGCGGCGGCAATGCCGGCTGAAATTGTCGGATCGGTGGCGATGCGCTGCGCCTCGGCGCGGCTTGCGGCAGACTGCGCCTGGATCGCCTGAATCACGCCCGGCGCGACCGCCTTGGCGATCGTCTGCTCGTCCTGGTACTTCTGGATCAGCGCCTGCGTCTGGGCGTTCGCGGCGTCAAGGTCCCAGGTCGTAGCCATCCGGGTCAGCTCGTCCACCCGGTCGTTCATCAACGAAGTCGCCTGGCGGATGGCGTTAAACGCCACCTGTCCGACGTTGAACGCCGCCGAGATGCCGGACGCCATTGCCGTCCGTGCGCTCGACTCGTTGAGCTTCTTGAGCTCCTGATTCGCCCGCGCCACGCCCTTGACCACGCCGGACGGGTCCACCTCGGCGCGGATGACTGCCTTCATCTCTTTAGCCACCGGACACCTCCTCGGCAAACTCCTCGATGCCGCGACGGGTCCAGGGGAAGAGTTGCTGCGGTCGCTGCCCGGTCATGGCGCACGCGATGACGCCGAGCAGGAACTCGCAGCGTTCCCCCGTGGTCATCTCCGTCCGTGCGATGCCGAGCGGCATGGTCATCCGTTGCTCCGGGCTTGAGATTCGCCACAGCCGCCGCTCGGCGGCTCCGTAGGGCGTGGACCGTTCACCGCCTCGAGCAGGGCCGCGGCGATGTCGCCGCGGATCGACGCCAGCTGGTCGTTCCGGTCCACGAACCGGCTGCCGTCGGGCATGGTGAGGTTGTCGCCCCACCAGAACTGATCGGTGCGGCTGCGCTGGTAGTCGCCGAGCGTCGGCTCACGCACCACCACGTCGCCGACGCCGTCGATCGTAACGGTGCGGCTGCGGGCGGCGATCTTGGACAAGTCGAACGGCATCAGGCTTCCTCGACCGAGACGTTCCACATGCCGGCCTGGGTGCCGTCATCCGAGCGGCTGGCGCTGACGATGTGGCCGGTGATCGCGTAGGCGATCGATCCCTGGTCGGTGAAGGTCACGACCACGGAGCGATTCACGGCGTCAGCCAGCGTGGTCGGGTACAGGTGGGTGCGGAGCGCGTTGTCGGTGCTGCCGTCCTGAGCCATCATGTCGAACGTGACGGTGCGCCGAACGCGACCGGGCGCCCGCTTCTCTCGGAAGTCGGAGAGCTGCGTCACGTCGATGCTGCTGCGCTCAAACTGCACGGACACGTTCTTGATCGGGAACGTGGTCGCGCCGGCTGCATTGAAGTTGAGCGTGACTGATCCGCCGTAGCCTGAAATAAGTGCCATTTATGTCTCCGATGCGAGAATGGTCATGGTGATGGTTGCGATGCGCTCGGCGTCCTGCTGCCCGTCATCCGGCGTCTCCGCGGAGAACGCGACCGAGAGCTCGGACATCATCAGCTTGCAGTTGTTCCCGGCGTCCACGATGGTTCCGCTTTCCCAAAGCGCGACCACCGAGTCCGCCATCTGCGTGACCAGCTCGACCGTGTCGGCGATGCACGCGACCTCGACCGAGACGATCCAATGGTTTGTGTCCCCGACCGTGCCGCGCATCTGCGCGTCGAGGTTTGCCGCGGTGAGCTCGTAAACCATGCACGGCGTCGGCGTGCCAGCGTTCCGCATCCCCACGGACACGGTGTAGACGGTCGTGCTCAGGGCGTCGTAGACGGCCTTGGAGATATTCTCAAGCGGCACGGCGAAGCCCTCCCATGACGAGCGACGCCTGGCGCAGGATGGCTTCGGCGATGGCATTTCCCATAGCCGTCGCGTTAGATCGCGCCCACCTCATGCTGATGAACGAGCCGGGAATACGGCGCTTCGCGCCCTTGTGCCGGAATCCGGATTCGAGCAGATGCCAGATGCGCTGGCGCCCCTTGCCTCGCTTGGCGCGGTAATCGACGCCGATGCTGAAGATCAGCGCCCCGTAGCCCTTCTGCGCCCGCTTCGGGCCGTCGAGCCGCGTCGAGGCGGCGATCGCTCGCCGGTGCAGCCCCTTGCCCTGGTATCGGGCACCGCGCCATGCCGTTCGGAGCTTGCCAATGTACGGCTTGGTTCCCTCGCGGATCGCCTTCTTGCGGACGCGCTCGTTGAGCTTCTGCGGAAGCTGCGACAGCGTGCGGCGCACCTCGGCGCTGTCCACCGAGATCCGCACGATGTTGGTCGCGCCGCGTCCAGCGCTCGGGCCGAAGAGGCTCATTCGGTTTCCTCCACGGCCTCGATCTCGAGGCGCCGGCGGCGCTGGTCAACGTCCCAGCACGCGCGGCAGTTGAACGTCCGGGTGGTGCCATTGTCGTTCCACAGCAACCGGCTGCGGGAGGTCAGAGACGGGAGCCAACTTGCAATGATCCGCCACTCGGTGCGGACCGCCGGGCCGCCGTCACCCATGACCTCGGTCGTGTTGGACGCCTCGACGTGCGCCCACACGGTGCCGATCGTCACCCAAGCCTCGACCGCCTGGCCGAACGCATCGACCGTGCGGACGGGGTTCTGCACCGTCAGCGACAGGCGCAGCATCCCGCTCGGGACGGGAGCGGCCATCAGCCAATCCCCTTCCCCATCATGGCGCTGATCCGGTCCCAGTAGTCGCCGGGCAGCGTCACCGTGTCATCTCCGCGGCTCTGGACGTGCTGCGCCACGCGCTGAAGCA